TTTGCCTTTAATACTTTATCTAATATGACTTCGTAATAGTGTGATATATAAGTATCTGCTTGAGTGATTACCATAACCTTATCTTTAGGAATAACAAACGTCTTATCATCTGTATAAGATATCCAAGGCGTTAGAGTAGTGTCTTTCATAGATCCTACCTCTGTTTGCCTTTGTATTGTGGTTAATTCTAATGCGTTTGTGATTCGTAGGAAATCTTTATCAACAACAATACTACCCATGATAGTAGTACCATCAGTTAATTTTATCATACGATAATCTCTTTCCTTAACAGTATTCATTTTAATCCTTTAAGTTAATATTATGTATCTCGTAATCAAACTCTTCCTCTGTGTATATATTTATTCTTTCCTGAAAGTGCTTTAGTGTATAATTTTCTTTAGACTTATAAATTAAATCATCCGATATATCATATAGAGTGGCATTTACTTTATTATCACCTAATCTTAGACCTCTACCGATTGATTGTAAATTTCTTATTCTACTCTTTGATGGACTTGCAAAGATTATATTATGTAGATTCTTAATATTAATACCAGTAGAAAAAGTACCGTAACTTGCTACAATAATAGCGTTATCTTCTTTTTCAACTATTGCCCTTGCCTTCTCTCGTTCTTCTGTATCAACTCCGCCATATATATAAAATATCTTTCGACCTTCTTCAGCTTTATCTTTAATGATTTGTTGTAAATTCTTACCATGTTTTTCTACAAGTTGAAATAATATTAAAGTATTACCTTTGAGTTTAAGTGCTAGATTACGAATAAAATTATTTCTAGGTGTACTACTTACAAGATAATCTATCTCGTCTTGATACTTACCTTTTGATACAATTTTACAATTAGCCTCAGTATGTTTTAATATTAAACATCTCACAACCAGATTACTTAACTGATTCTTATCCATAAGTTTTTTAGTTGTAGTTACCTTATTGACAGCACCGAATAGTCCTTCTAATACTAACTTGTGTGTATGAGCACCGTCTAATGTTCCTGTAAGACCTATACGATATTTACAATCAGTAAGCTTAGTCATAATCTCTGTCAATGATTTAGATTTAAATAGATGTGCCTCATCACCAAATACAACACCGAATTGTTCAAAGTATTCTTTCGGTAATTTATATAGACTTTGCCATGTAGATATGAGTACTTTCTTATCTGTTTGATTTGAATAACCACTATATAATCTGTGGCAATTCTTCTTTACATTCCAACCATATGATTCAAAATCTGTGTACATCTGCTCAACCAGAGAGGTTGTAGGCACGATTAATAGTATTCGATTGTTAGATTCTTCTTTGATTAGATGAGTGTAGTATCGTATTAAGGAATATATGATGAATGACTTACCGGATGCCGTAGGACTCACCAGAAGCGTCCTATTGCGTTTTAAACTATGAAATATGGCGTCTATCTGATAATCTCTTGCTTCAAATTTCTGACCTAAACTATTAGAAAATTTTGTGACAACTTCTCTATCAACCTTGTTATCTATCTCTACATCTTTACCAGCAACTACAACATATCCTCGTTCTTCGGCGAATGCTTTGATGTATGGATATAGACCAAAGTATATCTCTTTCGTCTTCTGTGAGAATAATCTTATCTTACCATCCCACATTCGATTACGAAATGCCGGCATGAATTTATATCCTGGTACATAGAAAGTAAAGAATTCAGATATCTCTCGCTGTACGCCAGAGTCGCAGTCCACCGTAATGTAAACTTCGTTTTTCTTTTCTATGATGATGAGGTTAGAATTGTCCCGATTGATAATCATATAAATGTGTATTCCATATTGTCATACTTATATTTATAATGATTTAAAAATTGTTATATTGCGCCGCTAGTAAACTTCTTCCATTCAATAGCGTTTTTAATTAAGAAAGTTCTATTATTAATACTTCTTAATACTTGTTCAAGATACTTAACTATTTGATTTTGATAAGCAACTTTTTGATCTGCTCTTTGTAAATCTTGATCTGAATCCATGTAGATATGTACATCTGATTTCAATACTTTTATATCAAAAGGTTTTAATAGATATACAGCTGCGTCTGCCTTACCTGTATAGTATTCCCATTTATCTCTTAACATAGTCTTATGTTCGTATTCTGATTTCTTTAATAGTAGAGAAAACTTATTAAAGTGTTGTAAGTATTTGTTATGTAATAAAGGTATCTTAATTGACTCAGCATCTAATTCTGTGTCATCTAATTTAAAATCCCTATCTACTGATTGTTGTAATTCTTCTAATGTCATGTATATATTATATCACCTTTTCAATTAAAAGTAAAGCCTACGAAGAAGAAATCTGAACTATATCGTAATACATATAATTAAAACTTGCATTTACTTGCAAATAATCAACATCACTTGCCTTGATATCATAAGATAATGACCCTAAAGATATAGGAAAAACATTTTGAAATCTTATCTCAGTCTTTGCAATATTCTTATTATTTAAAACTGTTAGTGTTGCGTCTGAATATATACCGCCTTCACTAGCAGGTTGTGCTATACTTGTTCCTGTTGCAGCCGTACTTGATGTTGTTCCTGGAAATCTATCAGAACCTGTTCCTAATAAAGTTTTAAATTGTCTATGATCTTGTGGAAAACCTAGACCTGTAATCCAATCGTGTATCTCTTTGTAGTTATTTAAATTTTCATCAACTAGAAACGATACATCTAAAGTTTGATATGTAACCTTATCGCCAACACCTGCAATATCTTTTAGAGGTGTTTCAAAACTTGTTGACCCTAAAGCAATACCAGGTATGTTTGCTGTCTGTACAGTAAACTCAACTAGTGGAAGTTTAGTCATTTTGAACCTAAACTGAATCGGACTTGCATAGTCAAATTTACTAGGTGTTCTGTCGATTACATTTGATGTTGTCATACTACTATTTATAATGATTTTTTAGACCAAAAAAAGGGGGCCGAAGCCCCCTTTTTCATAATCGGTATCAACCAATACTACATAATGTTAGAAACTTTAACACGTCTGTAATAAACGTTTTGATCTCCAGCAGCAGGTGACGTTAAGTCAATTGCGCCGTCTCCGTCAGTAGTTGCGAAAGGATTAGCAACCATACCATATCTAGTTTTGAAACCGATTTTTGGTTGGAAACTATCTTGACCAACTGCTCTTACCATTTGTAATGGCACGTAAGGACAATAGAAAATCCCAGAGTCGTATGGTGAAGTACCTTTGTAACCTACAACGTAGAATTGTTTAGCAGAAATGTTTGCACTATATGGATCAATGTAAACTTTAAATTTACCATTTAATACACCAGCGAAAGTATTTCCTGTGTCATCAACGTTTAAGTTAGTATTAAGAGCAGGAGCGTAATCTAATACACCACTCATTTGAAGTGCCGAAGCAACATCAGCTGAACAGATAATTATATTACCTTTTCCTCTTCTTGTTAGTTGACCAATTGCATTAGCATCTCTTTCAAGTTGGAATAATAGTCCTTTGAATTTCTCAACTGACCATCTACCATTTGAATCTGTGTCTAAGTCAAATATACCAGCAGTAGTAGTATTAACTTGAGCACCAGCTTTTGCAGTAGTGTAGATTGTTCTAACAACTTCTCTGTTGATTTCCGCAAGGATTTCAGAAGATAGGATGTTAGCAAGTTCTGTTTCAGCGTCTAAACCGTGGATTGCTTTTAAGTCTTGTGCAAGTTCCATAGTGTATTCAGCTTTAAGAGCTCTTGATTTAGCAGTAACCGTAACTTTATCGATTGAGAAAGCCATTTCAGCAAACTCATCAGTACCATCGCCAAGCGTTTCTGCTTGTGCAGTAGTCATACCGTCACCAGTTGTGTAAGTACCAGCAGGTGAATCGTTAAGAATTGACGGGTTTGAACCAGCCTGTACAGATGTAGAACCTGTGTCGCCAGCAGCATCTCTTGAAGAAAAGTCAGAATCAGCTTCATTAAATAAAGCCTCTGTACCACCTTGTGTAGCAAATCTTGACTTCATAGCGAAGATAAGACCAGTTGGTCCAGTCATCGGTTGTACTCCACATACGTCATAAGCAATAAGATTAGGCATTGCTCTTCTAACTAGTGAAATTAAAACCGGATCCCAGTTGTTTACGTTTGAACCAGTTGCGTTAACCGGTGCAGCTTCTGCCATAAAACTAGCGTCTTCTCTAGTTGCTTTTTCTTGGTTTTCAAGAATGACAGTTGTTACAGCTCTCTTGTAAGCATCACCGATTTTTGGTAAATCAGGATGTTCCAATACTGGCTGCCATTTGTCTTGTAAGTTTTCAGTAAGATACATTTTTATCTCTCCTATTTATTTTAATTAAATTAAATCTTTACAGACTTAATGTTTTTAGTTATTGCAGCTGTATATGCAGCCATAGCATCGGATTTGCCACTAGAGAAATCACTAGGAGCATTAGCCGCAACTGAGTCAACTTCATCTTTAGATGTCGCTTCATCAATCTTAGATTTAGGAAAGTAAGATTCTTTAATAGTTTCTAACTTCTCTCTAAACTTGTCAGCACTATCGTACTCAACATTCTCAGCCATTTTCTCGAATTTTTCTTTTTCTGTGTCAGCTAAATCTTCTGATACTTCACCAATAGATTTAGATTTTGCAGATTCAGAAACTGATTTAGTTAGATCAACGTTTTTAGAAATTTCGTTGTTTAACTTTTCTTCAAGTTTTTTGTTCTGAGTAGTTAAGTCATCTAGTACGTTGTATTTTTCTTCAGGAACATCAATATAATGTTCTTTGAATAAGTCTTTAAGACCAGTAATGAAGTCTTCAGCAATCTCAGTTCTTATTCCTCTTTCAACTGCTAATTCATTTTCTTTCATCCATTCTTCAACAACATAGTTTAGGTATGAGTCAACTTTTTCGACCATAGCTTCTTTTACTGTTTCAGTTTCTACTGAAAGTTTATCTTCATATCTTGCCTCAAGGATTTTAGTCTGTTCTTGGATTCTTGTCTTAACAGCAGTTTCAAAAATCATAGCCGCTTTATCTTTGAATTCCTCAGATAAATCAGCGTCACTTGAAACTAATGCTTTAACGTCAGCAGATAAGTCTATTTCTAATTCAGAGTCAGTAGTTTCAGCAATTTCTTCACCTTCAACTTCTGTTTCTTCTTCTTTCATAGAAGCACCTTTTTGGTCATTTGGTAATGAACCATCTTTAGCACTTTTCTTAGCTGGATCCGAAGTATTTTGTTTCGCCTTAGAAGCAGCGTCAGCACCCTTGTCAGTCGGTTTTACAACTGGAGCACCCATATCTACTGCGTCATTTTTAAGATGAGT